CTCCATTTAGTATTACCATATCTATCTATCATATCAGAAAATATGCTATGAGCAGAAGCATTTGGATTATAATAACTATATCCATCTGAGTTACTACCCCTTCCTGAAGCAACACTATTATCAGTTATATAATGATATAAACCACTAGACCATTTAATAGGTTTACAAATATTATCTGCCGCATTAGGGCTAGAGAGATAGTTATCAACTAATGTAACAACTCCCCCTTGTCCCAACCCTTGAGTATTTAAAAAATATAATCCTTGAGTAAAGTAATCATTCATTACAGTTATTCTTACAGAATCACCAGCAGAATCCGCTTTAAATGCATCTATGCTATCTAAATTCCTATGGCCCGAACTTTGTTTTCTTGATGCAAAAGTAATAGTGGTAGAGCCGCTATCCTTGAACACTTGTGCTATAGAGAACAAACCATTGTTATAATATTCTGAATTACCCTCTATGTATATTCTCATTCCTTCTTCTAATTTATTTAAAAACTCTATTGTTGTGGAATCTGTAGAAGTTAAAGTTGATACTGTATAAGTAGAGTTAGAAGAATCGGGGCCACCCAAATCATCTAAACTAGTGCTTACGGCAAATACTAAACTAGTGCTTGCAATATATTTAGGGGGCGAAGCAGATGAATAATATTTGTAAATACCTTCTCTGCTAGTTATATTTTTGAATAAAGGTCTATCTAAAGTAAAGGCTACTCTATCATTTGCTAATCCATCACTAGAGCCAGTACTAATGTCTATAATCTTTCCAAATAAAATACCATCAGCATCAAAAATAAAATCTCCTTCTTTTAATTCTTCAATCCAAGTACTAAATTCAAAAATACCTTTATGGCCTTCAGGTAAAGATTCTTCAAATAAGCCCAGCCATATTAAATTTTTATCTCTACCATCTAAAGGATTATCATCTACTCTACCTAAAACTGCGGGACAAATAGGCGCTACTTCTATAACTGTATCTTGTTCTTTTGAAGATATATTTATTATATCATATTCTGTTAAAGAATTAACAGTATGCAAATTAACAAAATCTATAGTATATTTATCGGTTATTTCATCTGCTAAATGGCAATAAAATGGTAAATCATAATCAATATTTTCTGGAGCATGAATACTATAACCTTTAGCCAAAGGATGAGAACTACTAGAAGTTCCTACTAATGTATTTCCTTCTATAGCGGGAGCCTTTGCCCCAGTTAAAGATAAAGAATTACCACTATTAAAAATAATACCTTTATCTCTAGTTCCACTTAATGAGTTAACTCTAATGGTAGAATAAGGATTAGCACTCATAGCCTTAGCGAAACTAATTGTATTTCCTCGAATACTTTGTTTAACAAAAGAAGATGCGGCAGAATCATCATCAATTATTTCTGGAACTATATTAGATAATTTGTCATCAGCAGTTCCCGACACATTAAAAGAAAACTGACTAGAAATCATAATTGGTTCATCATTTTTTAATCTTGTAGGTATTCCCTCTTCAAATGTTATAGTAAAGGGGTCACTACCTGTTATGTTATATATTCTACCTATGAAAACTCCTTGAGTTGTAAATAATAAATCTCCCTTATATCCTTCTGTTATACTTGTCGTTGCGGCAGAAGCATCAGCGTGTTCTATTACTATTGATGTTGTTCCTACCTGATAAACTCCAC